CACTGCTAATCCAGCCCTTGCACAACGCTTAAACCCAGTGTGGGTCATTAAAACGTCTCTTAAGGGCTCAGACTTCTCGGATGACGACATTCAGGAAGCATTGGACGCTCAAGGCTCTGAAGACCGTGAGTTAATGATTGAAGCAGACCGGGCAATCCAGCAAATTATTGAAGGCAAAACTCCTAAACTTAACCGTGGTGCCACGATTGGTTTTGTACAGCGTATCCTTGATTGGGATAGGGACAACGTGGACTACGTAAATCCAGACGGCTCAATCAATAAGAAGCAATACGAATTAAGCCAGAAGCTCACTGCCTACGCTAAAGCGCATATTTCAGAGCCTTATCTAATCGTACAGCAGAATATGATGAGGGACGTGCGCTCTATGGTGATGAACGAAATGAAACAACAGGCAGGAGTTCAAGGCAGCGCAGGCCCTGGAGGCGGTGTAGTTGTTCCACCGCCAACACAGCAGGAGGTGCAGGCTGGTATAGCCCAACCATTTGAAAGCGGAGGTACACCAGAAGCAACAGCACAAACGTCCCAAGCATTAAGTCAAAACCTAAGCGCATAATATGGATTTCGGCGAAGCAATGGAAAAGTACCCAGACAAAAAAGACCGCTTGACAAGAATTAAAAAAAAGAAAATAGAGTACGAGTCTTTACTTGCAATCAAAGACGAGCCAGGAATTAAAGCTCTTACTGAGGAATTGGTAAGCGAAGTTAACGCAATCAACGCAAAATTACTGTCATACGACCCACTTACTGAAGTGCAAAGAGAAAAACTGTTAGCTGATAAGTACCGGTGTTTATGGTTTATTGACAAGTTCCCCGAAGCAGAGCATAATTTAACTAGAATTAACGATTATCTTAATTCATTATGACGGCGAAAGAACAACTACACGTTGAACTGACAAATTTAGGTGTCAAATTCGACAAACGACTTGGTGAAAGCAAGTTGCAAGAGCTACTTAAAACCACAAAAGCTAAACTTGAAGCAATTCAAGACGGCATCACTGGTGCAACCAAGATGACGACAGACGACTTGACACAGGGCGAACGCACTGATGACGGTATCAAGCGTAAAAGCGGGCTGATTATCCCAAATAAAGTAGTTGCACAGCTCCAAAAAACACGCTGGGTATACTTTTCAGAGGATACAAGCGAAAAAAGTATCGTGGCTAAGGAATATGGCAAGCACGTCCAGTATGTGAGAGAATACACCAGACAAATTCACGGGCCAGATTTCCAGAAACTAGCACACCAGTTTGTAGATAAGAACAATTTAAGAAAGTAGTTAGTTACAACTACGGCGAAAATACTTGATGACACGAATTCAGTCATTAAGGTCTTTTTCGCCGGAGGCTTTAGTGATTGAGACCGTATCATCAAGGTACGGTCTTTTTGTTGCGTGGACGCGCGATATAAACCTTTTAGTTCTTGGGGCAGAACGAAACAGCCACCCAGCGGAGTCAACCGCCCTATAATTAAATCGTATGACTGATGTAAATCAGGAAGTCTTAGACCAAGACGGAGTGGGTCAAGCTGAAATTGTCAAAGTACCCAGCGAAACAGGTGCTGACACTACTGTTGAGGAAACTCAACCCGTAGAGCAGGAAAAACAGGAAAAGCCTGCTGAAAAATCGGAAGAGCCAAAGCAGCCAGTCAAAGAGCGACCCGTGTATACAATGCCTGTGGCTAAAGCCCAGGAAGAGAAGCGGATTGCCGTTGAAAAGGCCAAGGCGGAAGCCCAAGCTCAAGCTCAAGCCGAAATGGAACGTATCAAAGCCGAATACGAAGCTAAATTGCAGTCTAATCGTACTCCAAGCGACCTCGACAAGAAACTTGAAGAGGTGGCAGAAGAACACGGATTAGACAAAGACGCAGCTAAAAAGCTACTTGACGTGTTCAAGGAGTCAATTCAACTCCCCGACATGTCTCGCTATGACTCACTGGTTAAAGAGGTTGAGGAGAAAAAGATTAAATCAGAGGTTCAATCCTGGATTTCTGAAAAAGTCGTCCCTCTCATTAAGACGGACAATCCAAACGCCACACCTGACCAAATTGCAGACATCGCCAAAGTGGTTGAAGAGCTTGCATTTAGCGAAGAATACAAAGGCTATCGCTTAGAGGATATTTACCGTGTTAAACGTGATGAATTGACTCCTAAGAGTGGCTTTTCGGTTGAAGGTTCCCGTGGTCGTGCGCCAGCTATGGTTGATTTCTCTAATATGTCGGATGAAGACGAGAACAACCTCGCCGAAAACGACCCAGAAACATTTAAAAAATATTTAGATTATCGAAAGTCTAAGGGCTCTCGGTATCTTAACTAGCTAATATGGCTAATACTAACGTCTTTGAGACAAAACTGAGTAACCGGATGCAGGTTACTCGCTATTCAACCCCAGTGTACGCACAGCAAGCCTCTTTTGAGGAACGTGAAAAATTAAAGAACGGTGAAGCTGTTGTACGCCCTACGTTCTCTCGCTTCTACGCTGACACCTACACTCGTGGTTCAGACATGACCGAACAGAACTACACAGAAGCCTCTGAAACTCTTACTATCGGTACTTCCAAGGCTATCTTGGCTCCAGTTGACGACCTTGATTTAATCCAGCACAACGAAAGTTTGATGGGCCAGTTGTCCGCAAACTTAATGGCTGCCATCAACAAAGATGTCGACGCTGATTACCTTGGAGAAGTTGTTAACGCCACTTCTACTGTAGACGCTTCCGACTTTGGTGGTTCTGCTGGTGCTGGTATTTCGATTGATGCAACAAACGTATTGCAGGTGTTCCCTGCCGTTATGCGCAAACTCCAGTTGCAGGATGTGGACATCACTGGTATGACCGACCCACGCCCACTTGCTGGCAACCAAAAACCAGGTGGTAAGGCTGGTTTTGCCAATATGAACCCATACTTCCTCGAACAGTTGACCTATGCTTTGGCTGGTCGTGAAACTGTTGGCGGCGATATGATGGGTAAGGCTGGCTACATTAACACATACTTTGGTTTTGACAACTTTGTTACCACCAACGGTTTGTGGACTGGCGTACTCAGTATGGCTACCACACCTTCTGACGGTGATACTGTTGTTATCAACGGTGTGACCTTCACCTTCAAGACTACCCTCGGTTCTACTGCTGGTAACGTACTTATCGGTGGTTCTGCTGATGTAGCTCGTGCTAACCTCGCCACTCTCATCAACACCCCAGGCACAACGACTGCTAACGGTGTTGCCTTGTCTACTGCCAATCAACGCTTGCTCTCTCGCATGACTGCAACTAACGACAACAGTGCCAATACTTTGACACTTGTTGCCAAGGGCTACGGCTACGTTGTTGTAGACGAAACCTTTACTGACGCAACTGACGCTTGGACAAAAGAAATCTCCAGCCAGATGTTTGGCCAGAAAGGTGCTGTTGATATGGTATTGCAGGCTAAACCACAGGTTAAGACCTCTGATATTCCAAAGCAGCTCGGTGTGTACGTTAAACCTTACGTCTTGTACGGTAAAAAGACCTTCACTGAAGGTGCAAAAGCCTTGGTACAAGTTAAGATTGACTCGTCACGTTGGGCTTAATTTAATCGGTAAGTGGGGCGGGGAAACTCGCCCCCTCTTACACATAAGTAAGACATTATGTCAAAAATCTTTAATCGTGATATTGAACTCGCTGGAAGTGCTAAAATCACTAAGGGCGGTTCAACTATCATTAGTGCTACTGGTAAGGTTGAAGCTCCACTCCAATTTACCGCTGCTGACGCTATTTATGACGGCAATGGTAACGAAATCCTTGACTTTAGCCAGACAGCGTCTGCTATTAACCATTTCGTTATTAGCAACGCTGCACAGTCAGGTGCGCCGACTCTTTCTGTCGCTGGGGACGACCCTGGAATTGGGATTATCATCAAGGCGACACAAGCTGGTGTAACGCTCAAGACTGACTCAAGCACTGCTGCTGTATTTGCTTCGTCAATTGGTGGCGTGTTTGCTCCTTTTATGACATACACCGTGCCAATTTCCAATGGCACCGCTGGTGATGTTACTTTCGGAGCAACCCAGATTTTGGGTGGTCTCATTACTCGTACCTCGACTGGCGGTTCAAATCGTACTGATACTTTGCCTAGTGCAACACAGTTGATTGCTGCTGCAAGCTCACAGGTTGCTGTCGGTTCGACCATTAACTTCACCTATCGCAACGCTGGTACTAACTCAGTAACTATCGGTGCAGGTG